ACACTATCAATGACCCAATTATATTGCCACAGGGTTACTCAATGGCTCTCAGATGGTGTTTAGCTGAACGTCTAATGCCTATGTATGGCAAAGCATCTGCAACGCAAATAGGGATGATTAACGCATACGCAGCACAAGCAAAAGCTACTATAAAACGCACTAATATGAAACCGATTCAATCTGCTAGATTCCAAGATGCGATGTTGAGTAGTCGGCAAAAGGATGCTGGTTGGATTTTGAGTGGGGGTTTCTTTAGGTGATTTATTCCGTTAAATTTAAGGAATCTATCTAATGGACTTTGGTTTTGTAGGCCCATCTTACGAAGCTCCATCAATTTATCAAGATGCTCAGGAATGTATAAATTTTCGAGCTGAAATTGACCCTCTTAAACAGCCTGGTCAACGTGGAGTTGTAGCGTTATATCCTACACCTGGTCTTACAACTTTAGTTACATTACCTAACCTGCAAGTTGTTCGTGGGATGAGAACTTTATCTGGTGGGCAATTTTTGGTTGCGGTTTGTGGCCCATACGTTTATCTTTTAACATCAAACTTAACACCTACAATTATTGGTCAGCTTAACACATCATCTGGCAACGTAGGCATTACAGATAATGGTATTAATGTTTATATTGTTGATGGTGCTTACCGTTATACATGGAGAATTAATACTCCAACATCGGCAACATTTATTGGATCAATTAGCGGTACAACGCTTACAATTTCTCGCAATTTAACTGGTACAGTAGCGATTGGTCAGGCATTAAATGGTCAAGGGATGACTGCGGAAACAGTAATTCTGTCAGGATCAGGTTCAACATGGACAGTTAATATTAGTCAAACTGTTGCATCAACAAATATTTACGCATCTAATACAATTGCATTTACAGGCGCAATAGCTGACGTAACCGTAGGTTCAGCAACATATTACAACTTAACGGTTACTGGTGGAACAGTTCTTTATTTAGGTCAAACCATTGTTGGTAGTAGCGTTTTGGCACAAACTGAAATAACCCAAATTGTTACGGCAGGATCTAGTTATTATGTAAATAAACATCAAACTATTGCTTCAGAGCAAATGTATGCTTTGAATTGGACTGTAATACCTACAACAGACGGTGCGTTTAATGGCGCAAATACAGTTGACATTGTTGATAACTATTTTATTTATAATAATCCAGGCACACAACAATGGGCTGCTTCGGATGTATTAAGTCCCATTACACAACCATTAAGTTTTGCTAGTAAGTTTACTGGCCCTGATAATCTTGTATCTTTAATTGCAGATCATGGGCAAGTGTATTTATTAGGTGAAACCACATCTGAAGTATGGGCAGACGTTGGCACATTCCCATTTCCTTATCAAAGAATACCAGGCTCATCAAGTCAGCACGGTATTGCATCTGTATTTTCAGTTGCTAGATTAGGTAATTCTTTTGCTTATGTAAGTAAAAATATTCGTGGTCAGGCAATGATTGTAATGATGAATGGATATTTGCCACAAAGAATATCAACTCATGCTGTAGAAAATACATTAGTCGATCAATATATTGAAGATGCAATAGCATATACTTATCAATTAGAAGGTCACGAATGTTATGTTATTACATTTCCTTCTTTAGATTTAACGTGGGTATATGATTTTACAACGCAGATGTGGCATAAATGGCTTTGGTGTGATGACAACAATGTATATCATCGCCATCGTTCTAATTGCGCTGCATTTTTTCAAAATATGGTTTTAGTTGGAGATTGGCAAAATGGTCAAATCTATCAACTTGATCCCAACAACTATACAGATAGTGGACAAAACATCCGCAGATTGCGTAGAGCACCCCATTTAGTAACAGATTTGCAGCGTCAGTATTTTGAAGAATTACAAATACAATTTCAGCCAGGAGTAGGTACAGGATTATCTAATCAAGGCGCAACAGGATATGTTCAAGATCCTTTTATTATTGCTCCAAGTCAAACTTATATAGTCCCAGCGGGTGCAACAATTATTTTAGGCATACAAGCACAATTAAATACTCAAACAACCTTACAAAACCCACAAGCTATGTTGCGTTGGTCAAATGATGGTGGATCAACATGGTCTAATGAACATTGGGTAAGTATTGGTCAGCAAGGTAAATATAAAAATCGTGCCATTTGGAGAAGATTAGGGCAAGCTCGTGACAAAATATTTGAAGTAGTTGTCACAGATCCTGTAAAAGCTGTTATTGTGTCAGCTAATTTAAAAGCTAGTGAAGGGGAAAATTAATGTCTAGTTTATGGGGATCAACACAAAACAATCCGTATCCTGTAACTGATTTTTTAGATACGCAAACAAATCGCCCAACTCGTGCGTGGCAACAGTTTTTTATTAATTTATTAAATTTTAGTAGTGCAACTACGGCAACAACAGGATCAGGTACATTACCTGCTCACCCAGTAGGATTTATAAATATTACAGTTAATGGACAGGCATTTAAAGTGCCTTATTACAACCCATGATTACTTATCAAGAAGAATCGTTTGATAATGTTATTGGTGAAATTAAACCATTACTTGAAAACCATTATCAAGAAATTGCCAATGATAAAGATTTAATTAAATTAAACCCTGATTACGATACATATAAAAAATTATGTGATTCAGGAATTATGCGAATTATTACAGCTCGTGACGATGGTTTATTAGCTGGATATTGTATATGTGTCATTAAATATCATTTGCATTACAGAAATAGTTTAACGGCATTAAATGACATTTTTTATATCCAAAAACCTTATAGAAAAGGGTTAATTGGTGTAAAATTGTTTATAAAGACCGAAGAAATCCTAAAAAAATATGGTGTTCAACGAGTTGTGATGAATACAAAAACGCATCACGATGTTGGTGCAATATTTGAACGTCTAGGATATAAAGAAACTGAACGTGTGTTCACTAAAATTATAGGATAGATCATGGGTATCACAGCAGCTATAGAAACAATCGGTTCAGCCCTTTTGGGTGATGCGGGAGCTGCTGCGGTTGGTACAGGTATAGCAGACGCAGGTGCAGCTGCGGTTGGTGCTGGATTATCAGATGCGGCAGCAGGATTTGCGGCAGGTACATTAACTGCTGGCGATGCTTTAGCTGCTGGTGCATCAGTATCAGATTTAGTCGCAGCAGGAGCAACAGCAAGTGATTTAGTTGCAGCGGGAGCACCTGTAGCAGATTTAGTCGCAGCAGGAGTGCCAGCTACAGATTTGGCGGCAGCAGGAGTGCCAACTACAGATTTGGCGGCAGTAGGAGCTATTCCAACACCAACCCCATTAGCTGCTGATACTTCTAGTAATCTTTTAACTCAAGGAACTAATCTTGGTGGATCTACATTAGGTGCTGGTCAAGCATCTACACCTTTAAGCGCATTAAATGATGGTACATTGGGTTCTGGTTTAACAGGCACAGGTACAGGTTTAGGGTTATCAACAACTGGCGATGTAGCATCCGCAGCAGGATTAGGCGGCCTAACAGCAGCAGATGTTGGTGGAAATTCTTTAGGACAATTAGGTTTAACAGGTTCAGGTGCAACATTAGGCCCTGCATCTGCTGGCGCAGTAAATGGTCTAGGCGGTGGTGGATCGGTATTAAGTTCATTATTGCCATCTAATCCATTAGGTACAGCATCTTTACTAAATAGCGCAGCTGGAGTTGGTAGTGCATTAATTGGTGCAAACGCAAGTCAAAACGCTGCTAATACACAAGCACAAGCAGCGCAAAACGCTATTAATTTACAACAACAGATGTTTAATACGCAAAATGCTCAGTTAGCACCTAATCGAGCTGCTGGATATAATGCATTAAATCAATTACAAGGTAATTTAGCAGGGCCATATACTCAATACGATGCTAATGGTAATCCAATAGGTCAAGCACAAGGCAGTGGTTATTTTACGAATCAAATGACTGCACAAGACTTGGCAAACAATTTATCGCCAGGTTATCAATTTGGATTAAATCAAGGATTAGGTCAGGCTGGCAATATTGCAAATGCAACAGGTGGATTAAGTGGTAATACGTTACAAGGTTTAAATCAATACGCACAGAATTATGCACAAACAGGCGCACAACAAGCATTTAACAATTACCAATCCCAACGTACAGGGATTTATAATACTTTAGCTGGCATTGCAGGATTAGGGCAACAAGCTCAAAACACAACGGCTAATTTAGCAGGTAATGTAGCAAATGCTCAATCTGGTTTAGGTGTAGGAAGTGCGGCAGCGCAAGCGGCAGGTCAAATAGGTCAAGCTGGGGCATATACAGGCGCATTAAATAATATTGGTAGTAATTATATGTTGTCTAGTTTGTTAAACCCAAGTAGTGCTAGTAACTATATTGCACCGAGTGGTGGATATGCTTCAACACTTGGATCTTTAAATTTAGGATAAGATATGGCAGAAGTTAATACTGATTTAACTGTAAAACCTATGCAAACTGGTAGTAGTTTAGCTGATATGGTTAATATGGCTAAAGGCATACAATCGTATCAACAACAACAGCAACTTAATCCATTACAGTTAAGGCAGCAACAACTTGCTACACAACAAGCTGAAGAAACAACACCATTAACTATTGAGCAAGAAAAACAAAGAACTAAACAATCACAAATACAAACTGAATCCAATCAATATACTTTAACAGATAAATATGCGTCAGCTGCTAAAAACGAGTTGGGGGCATTATTAAGAGATAAAAGAATTCAAAACGCAGAAAAAAATCCCATCGCTGCTGTAGATGCAATTAGCGAAGGTGTTGATAGATTGGTTTCTAGCGGGATTCCTAAAAATGTAGCTTTAAGTTTAGCTGCGCCTATTATTACGCAAGTTCATAGAAATCCATCAGAATTAGTTAATTCATTAAGCAATATACCGATGGCTGGTGTTGGCGCAACAGGACAACAGGCATTACAAAACCCACAAGTTGTTGCATTAAATGGTGTCAATTATCAATACACACCTGGAACAAACAAACTTACACCAATAGGCGAAGGGCAACAACCACAAGCACCAATGCAAGGGCAACCACCAATACAAAGTCAGCCTTCTGCACAACCACAAGGTGCTCCATCATTGATACCAAACGAAGTACCTGTAGGTCAAGGTCTAGGGCCATTGCAATTAAACGCACAGCAAAAAGCATTATATGACGAAGGTTTTACTGTTAAGAGTAATGCCCAATCACAAGTAATACCTGCTAAAGAAGGTAGGCAGACTGTTCGCAGAGTAAAAGAATTGGCTGATACAGCTTATTCAAATAAATTTGGTCAAGGTTATCAGCGTTTAGAAAAAGCCATATTGGGTAATACTGAGTTAGATGAATTAAGTAAAAATATTGCTAATTTACAAATACAAAACGCTGCAGTTATGGGTGTTAAAACTGACCAACAAACACAAAATGTAGCTACAGCAAGTGGCTCTGTAAACATTAGTCCTGAAGCATTGCGAGATATTGCTGACCGTACAGATGCTTCAAATACTGCTGTAATTAAGTTTAATGAAGGTCTTAAAAATTATGAAGGTAAACGTGGTCAAACCCATGCTTATGTAAATACAAGAAACTTTAAAGATGCGTGGGCATCAAATTATGATCCTCGTGTATTTATGATTCAAAACATTAATTCTTCTGGTATGACAAAAGATAAAAAACAAGAAGCAATTGATAAAGTTGTTAAAGGTTTATCAGAAGATGAATTAAAAGATTTAAGACAAAAATCTGAGGCAATTAAACGTCTTGAACGTGGAGATTACAGATGAGTTATGAAAATGACCCAGATGTAAATGCTTTTTCAATAACAAAACCTCAATATTCCGTTGATGACGTTAAAAAAATGGTGTTTGGCCAAGAAAGTAATTTTGGCAAGGCAAACACATCAAAAGCAAATTATGCTGGCGCAATTGGGCCAATGCAAATTACTGAACCTACATTTCTTGGATTAAAAAAACAAGGTTTAATTCCTGCTAACTATGATATTAATAACCCTGAACACACTAAAAAAGCAGGCGAAATATTAATAGAAGATGCTTATAAACGACACAAAGGTGATGCGGATAAAGTATTGGCAGAATATTATGCAGGGCCAAAAGCTATTAAAAACGATACTATTGATACATCATTGCGTGATTTAAAGAATCCAAAAGCTCCTAATGTTGGTCAATATATTGAACAAGCAAAGAACAAATTAAATGCTTATGAAACTGATCCTGATATTCAAGCATTTACATATAACCCACAAAAACAAGTTGAAAAACCAAAAGGTTTTTTTCAAGAACTTGTTGAACCATTGCAAGGAATAAGTTACGAAGGGTTTAAAAAAGAATCAATGCTTCCTAAGATTGCTAATGTAATTGCAACAAGCATGACAGGAACAGATGAAGAAAAAATTGCATTAGCTAAACAAGCTGAACAAAAAGCTATACAGTTGGCTGGTGGTATTAAAGAATTTTCTAAACACCCAATTGAATCAATTAAACAAGTAACTAATCAAATTGTAGAACATCCAGGTCAATTTTTAGGTCAAACAATTAAAGGTATTATTTATGATCCTGAAACATTATTACCAGTAGGTTTAGGTACAAAAGTTGCCAAAGGTGCAACAGTTTCAGAACAATTAAGTGCTCAAGCTGCTAAACGAGCAAGCATTGGTGCAGCTGGAACTTCCAACAAATCAATTTTACAAGCTGCTATGGATATAGCATCACCTGAACTTAAAAAGGATTTAACTGAAAAGTTTGCTAAAGGTGAAACACATTTATTAAATGAACAGGCATTAACACATCAATTAGAAGCAGATCAATTGCCTATTCCTGTTCGATTAACAGAAGGTCAGGCAACGCAAAACCCTTCATTAATTAGTCGTGAACGTAATGAACGTGGATTTAAAGAACAATATGTGCAAAGATTTAATGAGCAAAACAAAGCATTGGCAGACAATGCATTTGCATTAAAAGAAATTACTGCCCCTTCAGTTACTACAACTGATCACGTTGCAGATGCACAAGAAATTATTGATGCTATTAATCAAAAGAAAAAAAATAATGTGCAAGCAACACAAGATGCTTATCAAGTATTAGCAGATAAAAATGGCGGTAAATTTCCTGTTGATGGTAAAAAATTTGCTGAAAATGCAATTAGAACGCTTGGGGAAGAAGATAGATTTGATTATTTACCAAATTCTATGCAAAAACGATTAAATGAATATGCTAATGGCAAAAAAGAAATGAATTTTAATTTGTTTCGTAATTTAGATTCTGATTTATCCGCAGAAATAAGAAAAGCACAATCAGCAAATGATGGTAATGCTGTATATGCCTTAAGTAAAGTTAAAGATGAATTATTAAATTTGCCATTATCACAAGAAACTGAAGTATTAAAACCTTTTTTAACAAAAGCCAAAGCAACAGCAAAAGCAGATTTTGATTTAGAAAAATACAATAAGGCATATAAAGATGTTGTTGGTGGCAAGGCAGATACAAAAGATTTAATACCTAGTTTAGTATTGCGTTCTAAAAATACAGACTTTGCTAATACTTTAAATCTTTTAAGTGATAATCCTAAAGCATTGGAAAACTTACGTTCAGGCACATTAGACTATTTATTAAAAGATTCTACAGATGCAAGCGGTAATTTTTCAGCAGCTAAATTTACAAAACACATTAATAATTTAGATGTAAATAAAAAATTATTTGCATTATTTGGTGAAAATACAGAAACTATTAGAAATTTATCTAAAACTGCACAACGTATTGAGGCAAGACCTAAAGGAAGTTTTGTAAATGAATCTAATACTTTAACTGGATTAGGTGCATTTGCTAAAGAATATGCAGGTAAAGCATTAGAAAAAATACCAGGAGTAAAAACAGTAACTGCGCCAATAACTGTAGCAAAAGATATTTTGCAAGAACGTGCAGCAAAAAAACAATTAGAAGAATCGTTAAAACCAGGTGCAGGTATTAAACTTAAAGATATAGGGAAAAAATAATGGCTGTCTTACTATCACCGATTGGCAACGGATTTCAGTTTTTTACATCAACTGGAATACCATTAAACGCTGGTTATTTGTACACATATCAAGCTGGCTCATCAACTCCTTTAGCTACATATACTGACAATACAGGTAATATTGCTAACTCAAATCCTATTGTTTTAGGTAGTGATGGTAGACCACAAACTGAAATATGGTTTACGTCAGGTTATTCATATAAATTTGTTTTAACAGATTCAACAAATAGTCAAATTCAAACGTATGATAATTTATATGGTATTGCATCATCTATAACTGCATCTAACGCAATTCCAAGTGGTTCTATTATTATGTGGTCAGGATCTATAGGATCAATTCCTAGCGGTTATGTATTATGTGATGGCACTAATGGTACACCTAATCTTAAAGATAGCTTTGTAGTTGGTTCTGGCAATTCGTATGCTGTCGGATCAAATGGTGGATTCACAAGTTCTGTTACAAGTAACGTAGGAACTAATTTACCTCTTTATTATTCATTAGCATTTATTCAAAAAACATAGGTATGGATATGTCTGATATTGACCCAGTTAAAGTAGGTGTGATGTGGCAAAAAGTTGAAGCTATGGAAAAAGAAGTGACTGAAATGCGACAAGACATTAAAGAATTACTTGCTATGGCTAATAAAGGTCGTGGTGGTTTCTGGGTTGGTATGATGGTTGTATCTGCATTAAGTACGTTTATTGGATATGTAACACATTTATTTGCAGGTAAATAATGTGTCAAACCCAATTGCTGAAAGTGCAAAATCATTAAGTGAAGGATTAAACCAAGCTCGTGAAGCTGGTAAAAGCCTAACTAAAACAATTGAAAACATACAGCATGATGGAGTAGAAGTAGCGCAAGAACAGTTACAAAACAAAAAACGACATGATGCATTAGATGAAGCAAAAGAAAATTCATTAATTTATAAAGCAATACAAGAATACGAGTCACAAAAAAATATCATTATTGCAGAAAACAAAGCTGAAATAGATTTCAAAAAAAAGTATGGCGCAAAAGAATGGGCAAAAGTTTTAGAATTACGAGCCATTGTTGAAAAGGAACAAAAGGAAAACGCAAAGTATTACGGCCATAAATTAAAAGATGTACAACGTGTTCAGTTTTATTGTTGGTTTGCTGCTTTTATTGTTACTTGTTTGCTTTATTGGTTTAACGTGGTATGAATTGGACAAAATATTGGTTTACCGTATTTATTTTTGAATTGTTTATTTGGGGTTATATTTTGTTTTTGGATTGGGAAATACGTCAATTAACCAAAAAACCCAAACCAATACGTTTTAAGATTACTCGAACAATAACTGAAGAACGTACCAAAAAGGATATTGTGCGTGGATGATGAAGTGTTTAAAATATGGTTAATATTTGCCTTAGTGTGCATTATTGCAATTATTTTATTAAAGGATTGATATGGAATTTATAAAACATATTTTAACAGGCAAAGACAATACAACGCATGATGCATGGAAGTGGTCATTTGTGTTAAGTTTCTTTTTTATTGGCGGCGCTGCTATTTATTTAATTTATGGTGGGCATCAAATTAGTTTAACTGAATTAGCAAGTGCTTTTGGTATTAATGCAGGGGCTCATGCAGCTGGTGTTGCTGGCAAACAACTATCAGGAGCTGAACCAGATGTTCCCCCTGCCAATTAAGTTTTATATTTATGCTGCTTTAATTGCTTGTGCGACAGGTGGTATTTTGTATGGAAACCATGAAGCAGACAAATATAATACATTTAAAGCTGAAGTAGAAGCGGTGGCTAAGGAACAAGAAGCGCATAATCAAGAAATTGCAAAACAGGGAGAATTAATTAATCAACAAATTAAGGTGGATTATGAAAAGCAAATTGCTAATATTAGGAGTGTGTATGCTCGCAGGGTGTTCATCGACACCAATAGCGGTGAAGTGTCTAGCGTTCCCAACCCCTCCAGCGGAGCTAATGAAACCAGCCCCGACCCAGTATTTACTCAACAATGTGCAGAAACAACCGAACAATTAAAGGCTCTACAACAATGGATTATTGAACAAGGTGTAATCAATGCAAAGTAATTTTGATAAAGCCTTAGCTTGCGTACTTAAATCAGAAGGGTTATATGTTAATAATCCTGCTGATCCAGGTGGGGAAACAATGCGTGGGGTTACTCGCAATGCTTGGTCAACTTGGCTTAAACGGCCAATAGAAGATGGCGAGATGGCAAAATTAACCGTTGAAGATGTCACACCATTTTATAAAGAATTGTATTGGGAATCCGCAGGATGCGACAAAATGCCTATTGGCTTAGATTATTTATTGTTTGATGCTGCGGTTAATATGGGAGTTGGTCGTGCGGTGCGTCTTTTGCAACAGTCATTAGGATGTGTGCCAGACGGTGTAATTGGCCCTAATGTAATAAACGCATTAAACATTACTCCAGTTGACAGATTACTAACAAAATTTACTACGCAAAAAGAACAGTTTTATAAATCACTTAAAACATTTAGTGTATTTGGTCAAGGATGGTTAAACAGGTGTCAAGATGTACTTAACAACGCAAAGGAATTTATAGATGGCAAACTTTAAAATTGATGGTAAACATTACGAATCTAAAAAAGGTCACTATGTAGTTGAACGTGAGCATGAGAAAAAAGAACACAATGAATTAGTGCGTTTAGAAAAGAAGCTAGACAAACACATGAGTTTACCTGCTGACAAGGCACATCCTTCAGATCAGAAAGATGCGCCATTGCCTAATATGCGGAAATACTAAAACCTAATAAGTTTTACTACTTTATAAGGTAATCCATGTTTCGTAAATGTATTGCCTACAACAGTATTGCGTGAATCGTTGTAAACCCAATTCTTATCTTTGTAAGGTGGATTGTTATTTGAATATTTAGAATGTGAATGTGCTTTCATTGTTCTCTTGCTTTCATCATTGCATCTGCAAATTTATATGCCCATGTTGCGGCAACATTAGCAGTATTTTCTGTAATATCTTGAACTGGGGCTAACATACTCATAAGTGCTTTAGCAGCAAAGTAATCTCTTAAATCCATGCCATCTGCGTAAAGTCCCAATGATCCTGATATTGGATGTTCTGTTGGAAATGCTTTCATTTAGGTTCTCCTATACATTTATAAAGTTTGTATTCTTTTGATTTATGCCATTTATCAACGATGGTATAACCTGCCTTACGCAGTTCTCCAACCCTAGTTGATAGCTTCATACCACCACCTTCTAAAAATGCGTCTAGTGGGCTTATCCAGCGTTTCTTGGCTAGTTTTACAATTATTTGATGTTGCGTCATTTTATTCCCCTTATGATTTCAGTCATTAAAATTACAATCCCACATAAAAACATCCCAATACCTATACAAAATCGTACCATTTTTTTTGTGCCTTTCTTTGTATCATATATGTTGCATTAAGCCTCTATTGATTCATTTATGATTCGCTTTCTTTGTCATCCAAATAAACAGAAAGGTCGATCATGTCTTTAGGATCTCCACCTCGCCTAAAATAGTCGTTACCACCATCAACAAAAATAGATTTACACTTACACCACACAAAGTCATGCCGAGTTTTAGACTCAATAACATCGCCACAATTCTTACATTGAAGCCTATTTACTATATCTTTTGTCATTGTTCTCTCGCTTTCTTTAACTGTCCAATATTTGACTGTAAATTGTTTGCGTCAATAATTTGTTTTAGCATTGCTATTTCTTTGGCTTGTTGACGTAGCATATTAACTATTGCATCTAAATGTGGTTCAAGCCATAAAGTATCTTCATTTTCAATTAAATCAGCTAGTTCATTTGCTGTCATTTCTCACTCGCTTTCTTTAATGCTTCCATATTTTTAATTCGTTGGTTCATTTTTTTTGATTCCTCATAACAAGGTACACATACTGTATTATTGTCGCTTGGTCCGCCCATACTTGATATAACATCTCGGCATTTTCCACAAAACATCATAGATGCCGTAGTCAAACCCACATAACCTTCTTTTTGAATAATTGGTCGCCAAACATCTTTTGCAATTTTGCGATACCCTAAAATCTCATCACTCATTTCTCACCTCTTTTTTTAAAAACTTCTTCAATCAATTGATGACCAAAAGTTCGATGATCCAGACACAAAGCATCTTTCATTTCTGACCAAACCTTCGCAATGATCTCTTCTCTTTCATCAAGGTTTAAATCAAAAATTTTGATTTCTTCTTCAGTCAAACCCAACTCTTTTTCATTTGCATTCATTTCTTACTCGCTTTCTTTTTTACTGAGCCATAAAACATTTGTTTACTAAAAGCATTTAATAGTCTGCATTTAGCCTCTTCCCTTTCTTCTTTAGGAAAATCCGCAACAGATTCTTCTAATAGTCCCATAATTCTATTAACTAATTCTTTTGCTGTAATAATTCTACTCATTTCTCACTCGCTTTCAATTTGTTGTTCATCCACAATTTTCTTTATTTTCTCCTGAACCTTCTGCCATTGAGCGAATACAAACTTGTATTCAGACACCAATATGTCAGGCACATCTACAACCCAAACAGAACATAATTTAGTATTCTCATAATATTTAATCTCTTCTTCATCATCATCAATTACCAATACTGGGTACCATTCTTCTTCATCAATTAATATTTTCATTTCTCACCTTCTTTCTTTACGTCTAATGTTTTAACATAAGCAACAATTTTTTCTAATTCTTCTAAATAATAATCACCATCTAAAGTAATTTGTATTTTCCAATCGCTAGTAGCATAAGCATTAATCGCTATGTATTCACAATTAAGATGGTCAGATGGAAAATTGACATGATGTTTTGTCATTTCTCACCTGCTTTCTTTAGTACATTCACAAGGCATACCAGCACCACCACAACATTTGTGTGCTTCTTTATCAGGATGACATTCACATACCCATCCTGTGTTGTTACATTTGTTGCATGGGTTTTCAATAGCCTTATAATCCCAATACCACCAAGAATCAGGCCATCCACCCCAACATAAAGTACCCTTGCGTTGCACTTTTTCTAACCATCTACAGTCATGGTCACCAAGTCGTATTGGATGCCAAGCAAACCATTCGTGCCACTCTTGTAGTCTTTGTTGTTTAGTTGACCACGATTCGCCACAGTTAAATTTCATTTCTCACTCACTCGCTTTAATTGGTTTGTTTTTTTATTACTTCAACACCCATTAGTGTTTCTGTATTCATATTCTTTGCTATATCTACAAGTTCTTCAGCAATTTCCAAAGCAATACCTTCTCCCCAAATCTTTACAAATGTATGTGTTTCATCTACCTGTATTTCTATATTGGCGGCAATCATTTCTCACCTGCTTTCTTTAAGATCAATTTTGCAAATTCAAGTATGTCTAAATCTTTGTTTCCGTTTGTTTGTTCAAGATAAATATTTAAAATTTCACCATCTGTTAGTGTCTTTGCTGGATGGGTGTAGAGTGGTGTTGGGTTGTCATCAATAGATAAAGCACAATCTAAATCAAAAAATACACTTGTGTTATCACCTATTGCAATCCACGCTACTGGTTCATCTATTGGTCTTATAAACTGCCCAATATCTGACTTTAAATTGTTTGCGTCAATAATTTGTTTTAGCATTTCTATTTCTTTTTCTAATTGCGCTTTGCAATCATCTAATTCTGCCTGGAGTTGTCGTAACAAATCAGCAGCATCTTTTACAAAACCTCTTGGGTGTGCATCTTCAATTAATTGTGCCAATTCTTCTGTGGTCATTTAGTAGGGCCTCCAAACAATGATTGCTCTAATAGTCTGATCTGTTCGCTATGTTCTCTTAATTGAACTTGTTGCTGCTCTATTAACTTCATAGCAGATTCAAACTGTTGTTTCCAATACTCGGATTGTTGTTCAAAGTTTTCCATTAAAAAATTCCTCTGTGGCACGTTCTTCAGCTAATTTTTCACGTCTTTCATACGACATACAATACAAAAACCGACCCAGTTTCTCAAAATCTTTTGTTTCTAAATATTCTTCTATTGATCTAGCTTCTTCAATAGTCGCATTATTTAAATCTTCACAAAAGTTTTCAAACAAACAATTGCTGTAATTTGAATTGTTATATAGCAATTCCTGTTTGCGTTCACGAACCAAATCTTCATCTGCATAGACTGTTGTATCGGTAGTCAACCAAGCGTCATAATTTAACATTACCATCCCCTTTGAATAATCCACATAATCATAGCTGGCCCTGCAACTACTAAAAATCCTATTACTGCTTCAATAAATGTTTGCATTTAATTCCCCTTTAAATGTGTTGTTAAGTACTACAATTACAGAATAATTAAGTTTTGTTAATTTATCAACAAATATTTGCATAATTAGGGTTTATCCCTAGTTGTTTTGCAAAAATGCGACATAAAGGTAGTCTGGGAGAGTTGTGAAGGAGCTAAAAGGGGGTAAAGCTCACTCCCCCAGACTGAGGTTATTCTTTAATTTAAAATACGTTACTAAACATTGAAACATCTTCCAATGATGTTGTAAATCATTTTCATCTATTTCGTGGATTTGCGTATCATCATCGGACACAAATGCAATTGCACATCTAGCTCTTGGCATATTTAACCCATGTGCATAAGCAACTAGTTGTAAAATATGTTCTGTATAGACGGCAGCGTTTTCAAGGGATAATTTCGTCTTAAAATCAACCACTATGCCTTCTTCCGAGTGTAAATCGACCTTACCTGCAAAACCTAATGGATGTGCAAACGATTGCTCTGGTTTCCAAAAATGATCGCCAAAATGATCTCTTAATTTTTTTTCTGTGCGTCTAACATAATCAGGATATTCAGGCATAAACTCTTGGTTAAAATATGATTCCAATATGTTGTGCATATTAGTACCACGTTCCATTGCATCTTTACCTGTGGATCGTGAATCTTGTATTACTCGTGTCAACCAATCGGCTTCTGGCTCGTTATCATTGCGTGGTAAGGTAAGACTAGCAAGTAAGACTTGTTCTTGTTTCCAGCGTTCTAATCCAGGCTTGGCTAGGCATCCAATAATCGTAGTTACAGATGGAAGCAACCCTTCTTTTTTTGCATCCCTAAGCGTTGTATTGCGAAACATTCCATTTTTACCCATGCGTGTATAGCTAGGCTGACCATCTTTTGTGTACCAATGTGCTGAATTACTTTCTTGTGTAACAATCATATTTTTCCCCTTTATGATTTTGAAGTGAATAATACACCTTTCATGCAAGTGCATGAATTTTTAATGAATTAGTTATTTATTGATATGTAAAAACTTCTGACAAATCGACAGCACGTTGCGCTACCTGATTGACAAAGCGAGCTAAGCCCACTTGGTCAAACTGGTACACGGTGCGTTCTTCATCAACACCATAAGGCTCGATATATGTGTCAGAACAATTTTTAGCATATTCACGAATCATAAAATCCATAAATCACCTAAAAGGGTATATCTTCATCTAATTCACCTAAAGACTGCGAAGCATGATTACTGATCTCTCCACGATCTTTTGGCGGCTCTTTTGCTTCTTTACTACCCAACAACTGCAATACACTTACAACAATATTCGTAGCAAACTTTTCAACACCATTTTTATCGGTGTATTTATTTGTTTTAATCTTGCCTTCGATATAAACCTGACTACCTTTTTTAACGTACAAACTAGCTACTTCTGACAACTTACCAAAACAGGTAATGTTGTGCCATTCAGTCGCTTCTCTAAACTGCCCCGATGGTTTATCTTTGTACTTTTCGCTAGTCGCTAAACTAAAGTTGGTTAATGATTCGCCAGACTGCAATGCTTTGGTTTCTGGTTCTTTACCGACATGGCCTATTAAAATAACTTTATTGATTGACATTTTCAGTTCCTAATTTTTTTTCTAACATAGAGATAGCGTTCATAGCTTGCATACGGTCAAACAGCGATATAGAAGGCTTTTTAAAGTAAGCGCATAGCTTCTCTACATCTGAACCTGTTTGTTCAATTAAAGCGGTTATAGACGCAATCTGTTGCGGTGTAATAGATGGTGATTTGCCTTTTTCTGACGCTTCATTGCCGTCATCGTCAGCTTGAACAATACCGACAACGGCAGCTAAAGCTCCCCTTCTCATATACGTTAAACAGGCCATACATCCCTGTGGATCGTTTTTAGATACAGGAAACGACATTGTTTGCTCAATATATTGACCAGATGAATGAGCAAGAATAGTAGTCAAAGACATTTCGCCATCAATATAATTGCCAGGAAACTGCATTACTGACAAACCGTTGCTAGATAACAACGATCTGCAAGCATCCCATACGGATTCAAGATCAGCGTAACTCGATTTAAAAAATGGATTCTTAGAATCTTTTTTAGCGTGACCTAATTGGCTTTGTACTAAAGCAAGAGCTGTAGCTAATTCATTAATATTTTCAGATGAGTTCATATTAATGTCCCATGTATTGAACAAATGCAGAACGTGGCATACCACACTCAAACCAAATCACTTGTTTATCTTCTTCAGACAATGTGCTTAATTCCATGTGTTCTAATGCTTCAAGCAAACGCATTTGACGTTCTTCCTGCATCATTCTCATTTCTTGCATATCATCGTCAATGTTAAATGTATCTATTGTGTCTTGTGTCATAAATTTCCCCTTTATGTAAGCAAAAGTGCTTATTAAGAATACTAAACTAAATTAAGATTTGTTGCAAGTATTTTTTAAGATAGTGTAGAATAAATAAAAATATAACAACGAAAGTTAATTGATGAAAGTACATTTTTCAGACAACCAAATTATTGAGTTGTTAGGTGGCACAAAAAGGGTATCAAAGTTATGTAACGTAGCTCCCCCAGCAGTAACACAATGGCGATCTAGGGGTATCCCACATGGGCAGTTGTTGTTTTTAGCTGCATTGTTAGAAAAAGAATCACATGGATTGGTTACTAGAAAAGATTTATTTCCTAAAAATTGGTGGTTTGTCTGGCCTGAGTTGTCAAAAAAAGAAAAAAATGAATCCGTTTAAAATAATTGAACCTACTGTTATATCATTTAGCGGTGGTCGCACGTCTGGTTATATGCTTTGGCGAATATTACAAGAAAACGATGGATTGCCAGATGAAGCTATTGTTGTATTTGCCAACACAGGAAAAGAAATGGAAGAAACCCTAGAATTTGTTAGGGATTGTGAACTAAATTGGAAAGTTCCTATTCATTGGGTAGAATATTCCTGGAATGAAGATTCAAAATTACGATTTAAACGTGTTAATTTTGATACTGCTAGTCGAAATGGTGAGCCATTTATGGATATGATCCATGAATCTACAGGATATTTACCTAATCCAGTAGCTAGAATTTGTACTTCAACATTAAAAATTCGAACAATTGACAAGTATTTGAAGTCATTAGGTTGGAAACATAACGAAAATATGGATTGGGTAGGAATTAGAGCAGATGAACAACGCAGAGCTGCCAAAATAGATCGTGAACGTACACCACTTGTAACGGCTGGTATTACAAAAAAAATAGTTGGAGATTTTTGGAAACAACAGCTTTTTGATTTGAAGTTGCCAAATAACAACGGTGTCACAATGCACGGTAATTGTGATTTATGTTTTTTAAAACCAGCTCACCAGATTTTAAGTTTAATTAGAGAAAAGCCGAGTAGGGCAGATTGGTGGATAAAGGCAGAGATGTCTGTCCAGACATCGAACAAAACTTTTGGTGATGGTGGCAGGTTTAGAAAAGATCGGCCAAGTTATCAACAAATGAAAGATTACGCATTAAGTCAACATGAATTATTTGATATGAATGAAGAAGCAATACCTTGCTTTTGTGGTGATTAAGGTTTAAATTATTATTTCGTTTTAGGTTTCGAATTGGTCGGGTAACGACAGCAATCGAGATACAAGCAGACTGTGGGAAAGCTGGTGTAATACTGCATAAATAGGTGGCGAAGATAGTGCCTATCCAGCGCAAGACTGTCGGGTGACGAGGCTCCGAGGGAAAAGCACGTTTGAAGGCACACTAGGATGGCTAGGTGTCTTTCACCAAAGGAAAATATGATTAATAATAAAGAATATAGTTATAGTGAAGAATTTAGAAGGGTTTGTGAAGCGACATCAACTCTTAAAACTGAATTAAAACAAAGAAGAAAATATTTAGATTTAGTTGAAGAAAAAAGAGGTAAGATTGCAAGAACAGAATTAGAACAGGAAATGATTAAGCAGTTCAACATACTCAAAAGGGGAAACAATGAGTAATTATTTAATAATATTAGTGGGATTGATTTACGTTTATATTGGTATTTCTTTTTTTTTAAAGAATCAATATGGCATGGGGATTACTTTTTTAGCTTATGCTTTGGCTAACCTTGGCTTTTACTTGGAGGCTCAATGAAAGTTCTTATAGCCTGTGAATTTAGTGGAACTGTAAGAGAAGCATTTAAAAATTTAGGACATGATGCTTGGTCTTGTGATTTAGAACCAACAGAAATACCAGGGAATCACATACAAGGTAACGTATTAGATATATTAAATGATGGATGGGATTTAATGATTGCACATCCACCCTGCACGCATTTAGCATCATCAGGTGCTAGACATTTTTTAAAAAAGATTGCTGATGGTCGCCAACAACAAGGTATAGATTTTTTTATGGAATTAGCTAATTCTAATATCCCAAAATATGCGATTGAAAACCCTGTTGGAATTATGAGTACAAAATGGCGAAAACCTGATCAAATTATTAATCCTTGGCAATACGGACATAATGCTACAAAAGCAACTTGTTTATGGTTAAAAGATTTACCATTATTAAAACCTACAAATATTGTAGATAAAGGTGAAATTTGGACAGCTAAAAGCGGTAAACGTATGAGTCAATGGTATTACGATAGCTCTTGTTTAAAACCTAAAGAAAGAGAAAAAATGCGTAATAAAACATTTCAAGGCATAGCAGATGCAATGGCTAATCAATGGGGTAATTTATGATTAATCCTAATGATGAGATTCAATACATTGTCGATCTAATTGATGACTACGCTGCTGCCGATGGTCGTTTATCTGCTTTAGAAAGCTATAAATCAGCTCTCAAAGCGTTAAAGATGAAAGATAGTACACAGACATCAGTTGCTGGTAAAGAAATGGATGCGTTTGCTTCTGATGAATATATACAGTTTTGTGAAGAAATAGAACAAGCTCGTGTAAAATACACATCTTTAAAATTAAAAATAGAAACAGCAAAGATGAAAGTTGATTTGTTTAGAACATTAGAAGCTAGTAGCAGACAA